AAAAAGGGCGATAAATTACCCCCTAGAGGTAAATCAGTTAAGACCCTTATACTAGATGCTATAAGAGAAAACGCCCTTCTTGAGCTAGTAGAAGATCCTGAAAAGAGCACAGCGGAAAAAAGAAGTGACGCAGAAAAAGCATTTTTTAAGCATGTTGCTCTTAGTGCGTTCGATCCAGAAGACAAAGATCGCAATTTATGCCTAAGCTTATTAGCTAACAAAGGATGGCCTAACCTCAAACCAACTAACGACACAGTTAGCTTTGAGTTTCATTCAGACTCAAAGCCTCATGAGCAGGCGAATCAGATTTTAGATGCTGTATCAACAGGGCTACTAGCTCCTGACGTTGGCGTAATGTTTATTGGTTCTATTAAGTCCATGGTCGACATAGAAGAATATACTGACTTGAAAGCAAGGATAGAAAAACTAGAAGAACTAATTAACGGTGAGAGCTAACCTTGCAAAAAAACTCGACGATATAGAGCCTCAGATACTATCCCTAACCGGACGACTAGAGCCTTCCGTTTATGGCGTTGTTGACAGAGTGGACAAGGTAAAGGGCAAGTTGATCCCCCATTGCGTTAGATGCTGGAAAGGCACTATCGGAAATATGGAGCCAACAAAAGAGAAACCTACTGTCTTTCTAATTGAAAAGCTTGAGCCGTTAATTCTAAAGCATAAAAAAAAGAAAGCCATATTTGGAGGTAGAGCAGGAACTAAATCACGAATGGCGCAAGATGTCATGGCTGGAGAAATAAATTCTCAAGGCTCAAAAGTTTTCGTAATGCGAGAGCGAATGAAATCGCTGAAAGAGTCTATTTACGCTGGAATTGAGATGTCGATCAGGAGATTAAACTTCGCTGGCTTCTTATCAGTACCCTCAAAGTGGGAAATAAGACATAAGACCGGCGGAAAATTCACCTTTGGTGGNATGCAAAATATTATCGATATGAAGGGCGCAGTTAATTATAAGTTCTTNTTAGCCGAGGAAGCTGCAAGGACTAAACAGGACACTATAGACACGTTAGGTCCAACCCTTCGAGATAAGGAAGGGGCGGAAGAATGGTACATTTGGAATCCAGAATCGAGTCAAGATCCTATGTCAAAAGAATTTATTATCCCTTATCAAGACGCGCTAGATCGTGATGGCGTGTATGAGGACGAATACCATCTAATCATCAAGACAAGCCGAAAGGATAACCCGTGGTTTAAATATGACACGTCACTCAGCCAAGAGTACGCCAAAGACACTGAAAAGATGATGGACGGAAGAATGAGCAGAGCAAGATATAACCACATTTGGGAAGGTGCGTTTAATGACGATGTGGAAAACTCAATTATTATAAGCGACTGGTTCGATGCGTGCATTGATGCGCATAAGAAACTAGGCTTTGGCGTTGACGATAAAGGAAATACCGATCCTATTGGCGGAAAAATGGTGGGCTTCGATCCATCTGATGCCGGCAAAGATGCAGCGGGTTACATTGAAAGGGTTGGGGTTATATTTACTAGGCTGGATGAGATTGACGCGGAAAACGGCAACCGTAAGTTTGACATTGCCAGTCGAGAGGCTAAAAACTTCGGAACGGATGCTTTTGGGTGGGATGGAGATGGCATGGGAGCCATACTTCGAGAACAAGCCCAGGCTAATTTCTCAGGAACTAAAGTTCATACCTTTATGTATAAGGGTTCAAGCGCGGTGCATTTACCAGAGGCGGTGTTTCAGTCTGAAAATTCAAACATTAACATTGAAGCTGGCAGGCTTAATAGGGATGTGTTTTACAATAAAAAAGCGCAGAATATAACGAGCTTTGCTGAAAGGATCTATAAGACATACGAAGCGGTAGTTTTAAAAAAGTACCACAACCCAGATGATTTGATTAGTTTTTGCAGTAAATCAATTGATCCAAGGATGCTACAAAAGCTCAGGGCTGAATCGTGTAAAACGCCATTAAAACCAAACGACCGAATTATGTTTTATACGAAAGAGGAATTAAGGCGCGGCATTGCACTACCTAAAGGAAGTCGAATCAAAATCCCCTCGCCCAACATATTTGATGCTGCGGTGCTTTCTTTTGACAAAGCGGGTATAATAGAAAAAATTAAAGAGGTTGATATATCTGGGCTATATGCCCCACAGGTTAATCATTGGTGATTAAATGAAGAGTTATGAAGATGCTAGATTAGATTTAGACAGAGCTATGTCCTCGTCACATGAGCCTAACGCGCTTAGCATGGAGGATTATCAGTTCGCCGTTGTTTCAGGCGCTATGTGGGTTGGCCCGTACGCTAAACAGTTTAAAAACCGCCCAAAACCTGAAATAAACAAAGTATTTTCAAGCATTAATAGGCTTATAGGCCAAAAGCAGCGCTTAGAAATGAACGCTAAAATAATATCTAATTCTGATGATGCAACCGATGAAGATGCAGAATTGCTACAGTCAAGATGGAGGAATGACTTCAATTCCAGCGATGGAGTTGAGGCTTTAAACAATTCAGATCAAGAGGCGTATTTTGGCGGATTCGGAGCTTTTAAGATCGTGGCAAAGTATGAAGATGAAGAAGCCCCAGATCGCGACAAACAATACTTATGCATTGAGCCAATATTATCAGCACCATCTAGCGTGGTATTCAGCCCATCATTAAAAAAAGACAAGTCAGATGCAAAACAAGGCTGGCAATTAATCAGAACAAACAGAAGAGAGATAGAGGAAGAGTACGGTGTATCGACATCATCCCTCAGCTCGCAAGCCTTTTGGTTTGATTGGGATACAGGTTCAGATAAAGACATCTATTTGGCACATTATTACGAAGTGGTAGAAAAGAAAATCACGGAGTACAAGTTCGATGAATACACAATAACATCCGGCGATGGGATAAAAGACGAAAACGGAAACACGATCACGCGTGAAGAGCTAAAGATACTTAGGGATAACAACGAGCATGATATTATAAAAAAGAAAAGAAAGTTTGTAGAATATGCGCTAATGGACGGACAGCAGTTCCTAATGAGCGCCAAGAAACAACCTTTTAAACGCGTCCCAATCATTCCCCAGTATGGATATTATTCAGTAATTAACGGAATTGAGCATTATTGCGGGGAAGTTAGAAAGCGCAAAGATCCTCAGATGTTTTTAAACACGTACCACTCAGCATTAACGCAAATAATGTCTGCGCCACAAGTACAAAAACCCGAATACACGCCAGAGCAAATAGCTAGGCATGCAACTCAAAGGGCAAACGCGGATATTGATAACGCGGCCTACATTCTCAGTGACCCGATAAAAGGGCCAAGCGGAGAAATTGCCCATCTTGGACCCATTGGATACCAGAAGCCTCCAGAGTTGGGAACGGGATTGGCGGCGGCGGGACAGCAACTACAAGCCGANCTGGTTGAAATGTCAGGTACGGGGCAATCAACAGTCCCAAGCAATGCGGCGGCTGATGCTATAAGACAAGTAAATGAGCGGCAAGATGACGCTTTTCAGCCATTAATTCAGAACTCTATGCACTCAATAAAAGCAGCGTGTGAGGTTTGGATAGATGCAGCTAAGATGCTCTATTTTTCCAATCAACGCTCGTTAAGGGTTGAAGCGCAAGACGGAAGTTATTCGCAAGTTAATACGTTGGAATACACAACGGATGATAACGGAAATTATGGACCCTTTAAAAATTCATGTCGCGGCAGATACACTGTGCAGGTTAAAGCGGGTGAATCTTATAGGTCAAAGAAGGAAGCCGAACTAGACACCACATTGAAGATGCTTCAATTTGCAGATTCGAATACGCCTCAAGGCCAGATATTACTTAACCAAGCAATTATTAGTACCACCGGCGAGGGTGGAGAGAGAGGTCGAAAGATAGCGAATTATCAAATTATCGACAATGTGTTGCAACTTGGTTTAGATCCAAAGCCAACAAATGACGAAGAGAAGAAGTACATCGAAAATAAAATTAATCAGATGGAGGCGGCATCTAAAAATCCGCAACCCGATCCGATGATGTTGGCAGCTCAAGCCGAAATGATTAAAGGTCAAGCCTATATGCTAGAACAGGAAAATAAACGACTAGAGCTTCAAATTAAAGCCAGAGAAACAGATCAAAAAGGCGTTAGAGTTGCTTTAGATGATCGAAAGCAGAGGGCAGAAATCGGCAATATCAATGCTGACACTGTAAAGAAATTTAGCCAGGCTGAGAAAATAAGCGGGGAATCTTTCAGTAGCCAACTGTCAGATCTAAGGGCTATTTCTCAATAGGATAAACCTATTAGATTGCACCCGCTTTAGTAATGAACTATAATCAACTTGCGGTTAATGTCCCGCTATCGACATTATTTTCGTTTACCATAAAACGACGAGGTAATTAATATGGGCAATGGTGAAGAGTTAGAGATAAACAAAGACGATGTTCAACCCGATAAAGCTGTGGTAGCTGAAGCGGAGATAGCCAAGGATAAACCACTATCCGAGGACATAGAGCAAACCGAATTGTATGTCGATGATGACGGCGACCAAGAAAAGCCAAAGACAAACATGAGCCAAGAACAAGCTTATGCTGCTTTTAGAAAAGAGCAGGAAAAAAGGAAAAGTAAAAACAAGCAATTGGAGCAGGAAAAAAATGCCCGCGAGGAAATAGAGCGCGAGCTGAAGGAGTTAAAATCAACAGTTGGTAAGATGGCAAAGGGGCAACCGCCCACNCTGGAAAGTTGCGATTATGACGAGGAAGAGTTTCAGTCACAAACCAAAGCTTATTATGTCCAGCCCGGTCAGAAGGTTGAATCGAAAGAAGAAACCAAAGATCAGACCAACAAAACAGCTGAAGAGGCCGACTTCTACCTATTCCAAAAGGAGCAAGACTTAACAAAATCGATGTCAGGATACGGGGAAGCNAAAAACTCTCTTATTCAGACGCTCGAAAGCAAGCACGGCGTATCAACACCGGACATTTTGCTATCATCGCTCTCAGATATAGCAAGGCANGCCAATGTGGATATTGCTAAAGCAATTGTCGCTATGGATAAAGTACCATCATTAATTGATGAGATTAAGTCCACAAACGGCAATCATATTGCCATAGCTAAGGTTTTAGAAAAGGCGGCTGGCAAAGTTAAGACTCGCACTAAAAAGCATGTGGATACAACTCCAGAACCCGATATTAATAACTCAGGACCAATTGATAGTAAGAATGCGACTATAGGAAAAGCCCGTCAAAAATGGGTTGATGAACCTACAACCGCTAATTACAAAGCATATCAAAAGGCCAAAACTAAAAAGGTGAACAAAAATGGCTAACGAATTAGCTCACGATAAAATGTGCGCCCTGTGGGAAGAGACCGCAGAGACCACAAGTAACAACCAAACATTCTCTAAAAATTTGGACGTATATAATATGTCCGACATGTCCGATAAAGATAGAGCTGCAAGCGCAAGCGACAATGCGAATGATGCCGGCGGATCTGATCGAGAATACATCCCTCAAGAATACCGGTTTAACGTTCAAGATGGNATTGTATCCCAAGATTCAGATTTTCAAGATATCGTTGATCGCATGATCCCCGTTAATCGAGGAAGAGCCAAGCGCGTTCTAGCTCAAATCGATGCAAAGGGACTACGCGACCCACAAAGAGTGTCAGAGGTAGCTAAAGGCTTTGGACGAGACATTGCAAACGCCGTTGATTTAGACTGCTATCAAACAGCCGTCAATGAAGCAACAATGATCGTCACCAGCACCACCGCTTTCGATTATCAAGACGCAATCGACGCAGAAGTTACTATGCTTAACTATGGGCTAGGTTCGTACAACAAAAAGTTGTTCTTATCTAACACCGATTACGCGCAAGTGGCTAAGGACTTAGGTCAAAAAGAGTTTTTGGGTCGAGATGGATCGCCTCAAACCGCTTTCGAGCGAGCGCAAATTCCAAACCTAGCAACATTTGATACAATGCGTTCTGACTATCGATTGAACCTACCGCTATCTAGTGCGGTTGGCGTTACAGTTAACGGTGCACAAGAGCATACCGTGGCAACTTATGATGCAAACGGATTTTTCTTAGATAACCGCTCTATGACACTCAACCTTACCGGTGCGACAACGGCAAATATGCCAGTTGGAACCAAGTTCACTGTAGGTGTTAATTATATCGACCCTGAAACAAAGCAGGACTCTGGTGAACTTTTAACTCTATCGGTTATTACTGCCTCAAACGGCTCTCCGGTTGTTCAGCCTGCCATTGTGGCGACTGGTCCATATCGTAACGCCAGTGCGGCGGCTGCGGATGGAGCGGCTGTTGTAGTCTTGAATATAGCGGCAAGCAATCCAAGCTTGTTTTACACTCCTGAAGCTATGCGGATTATCCCTGGGCGACTTCCAGTACCAAATAATGCGGCTAGCGTATCAGCTATTGATGCAACAACCGAGCAGGGGCTACCTATGCGAATGAGTTACACTTACGACTTCCATAAAGAAGTATTTAATATGAAAGCGTTAGTGTTTTACGATCGACAGGTAATCTACCCTAACATGTTGGGTGCTACATTAACTAGTCAGGTTTAACCTCAATTAGCGGCCTTTGCGGGTCGCTATTTTTTCGGAGCAATTATCATGATACAGATTTATAAACCGGGCGGAGCTTGGAAGATAGGCGGAACCAATTACACTGTGAAGTGTATCAACCAAAAAGAGCTGGCAGCTCACATAAAGGACGGCTGGCAATTACAAACCAAAACTTCCAAAACTTCCAAAACTGAAAAACCTAAAAATAAAAAGAAGTAACAGGTATGTCGACAAAAGGTGAAATAGTCACTAGCGCATTCTCTGAGCTTCGTATAAGTGGGTTAACCTCCGCGCCTACCCCCAGTGAAGTA